CTTTAAAATGTTTTGCTGCCCGAAGAAACAATTCAATTGGTTCGTGTGCAAGCACCCAGCGGATGGTTTTCATGTTAGTCTCCTTTATATGCATCTATTTATAATACAATTTTGTCTGTATCAGAAGAAACTTTTTTCCAATCAAACCGATTCCAAAGTCTTTCGTGACAGATGTATAGAATACTATTAATAACTAGAGCCATTAACCCCACTACTAAACCTTTCATCCAATCTCCTGTGACGATCCAACCAATAAGACTATTAGTAATCATCATCCAACTTCTCCAAGTAACTGCCTTAGCAATTGTTCTTGGTAATTTTTCGAACCATACTGGTTTTGTAAAACTCATAATATTTTCACTTTCCTTTTAACATTTTCTGCAATTCAGCAGTTGACCCCACAAATAAGGCATTAGTTACGTTCTTAGGTGCTGAACTAGGAACGTCTTTTAATTTATTCATTTTATCTTGAAGATCACCTAACTTTTCGGCGACTTCTGCAACTTGTTTGATAAGGTTGCCAGCAACTTCGTAGGCTCTTGGATGTTCTCCCTCTTTTGCAAGTTCGAGTATCCCATCAATTGCAGTACTCCCCTTCTCGACAAGAGCATAAAAGTTCTTTCTTTGATAAACATAATCTGCTTCGATGTCGGCTTCGGGAGTTTCATGGGGAATTACTATTTCCTTTCCCATATCAATAATCTCACCCTTAGTTTCTGATTCTATTTCAATCACACCTAAAGCTTCATCTATCTTATTTGTTGACATTATACATCTTGACCTGTTTCTGGGTCAAGAGATTTTGCGTCCTCAAAGAAAGAAGACACTTCATTAAAACCAAAGTTATCATCTGCTTCTGCGTCAATTGGATCAGGAGTTACTGTCAATCTTTGTTCACGTTTCGGAGATTTATCTGGCAAATCTGTATATTGATCAACTTTGGTTGTCCTGATAACTTTACCAGATGTAACAGGCCCATAAAGATAAAACTTAGCAGTAAAATCTAAAGTATAAATTAATGTAGTCCTTGAAGTAAAATCACCAGAATAAGAATCTTCGTAGTTTACAGAATTAAGAACTACAGGAACATCTCGTTTAATTCCCATATCAGCATTATCATTCATCGTGATTGTGTAATCTGGCTGAAAGTAAGGAAGAATTTGTTCTATAATCTGAAGACCATCATCTGACTGTTTTGCTAAAATGTACAGCTGAAAACCAACATTATAAGGAACAGGCATATATTGAGAATCGAGTTGCTTTGATGTAGTACCTTTTATTTTCTTAAATTGCTGAACACGGTTTAACTTACGAGAAGCATCATATGTAATTGAATTAATTTCAAAACCTATACGTGGAAGAGTAACTGCAACTTGTTTTGTTAAGTCTGCATCTTCACGCAAACGAACAAGAAACTTTTCTCTTGGCCCATATGCAAGAGGAACTTTCATAGATTGAGTAATCGTTCCAGTGTTGTCTTTACGTACAAGTTGTATATCATTAAACATACTACCAAATGCAATAACAACCTTACGAATTGTTTCGTGGTAGAACTGCTGCCCTAGCATAATATAATCTCCTTTTTCATTTTAAGAACTTCCAGCGTCACCGAATGGATTTGATTCAGAAAAATCTAAAACTGTGTCATCCAATTCGTCAAATAATTCATTTTGTGCGGTAGGGTCAACACTGTTAGTATTAGCACCACCTGTTCCTATTATATAGTCTTCTTTAATTAACCAACCTCCATGACCAGTATCAGCATTATATTCCATAAGAATACTTTCGCCGACAGAACTGGAGTCATCTTCACCTATTATATTATCACTATCTGTCTCATCAATAACCAAACCATTATCAGAAAATAGTTCTAATCTGAATGGTTCGTTTTGTGCAGTACTTTGTTCTAATGTAAATTGATACTCTAAAGTATTAGTTGACAGCGCATCTTCGATTGCATCAATTGCAGCAATACCAGTATCCAAAGCTTCTGAACTATATTCAAACAAGCGACAACGCATTTTGTATACAGGATTATTATCTAACTGATTAAATGGGTCATCATGATCTACAAAATTTATCGTAAACATTTTATTAAGTGTAGGATGAAATATTGCATCTCCTTCTAATGGCCTATCAGAATCAGTTGCTTCTGTTTCTGAAATAAGGTAGTATACACTGCCCTCAAATTTGTTGGCAGAAATAGAACCAGATTCCATAAGAATAGCACCACCAGAAGTATCTGTACCATCTTCTATTGTAAACTGTTTTGTCTTATCTTGAAATCTATTTTTACTCACGACAAAGGTTGCTTCACTTAAATTCTGCAACCCAAATTGATTCATAATTTCCCTCTCGCCAGCAAAACCTCCACTAGAATCTTCCATATACATTTCAATAGGAACTTGTGTTCTGAACTTAGATAAAGTATCTTCCCCCAAGATATTATCTTCAGCCACAAGAGTTCTGTCTAGATAATACACATCATGGCCATGAATCTGTATCGCCTCTGCAACTAGGTTTGCATATAACGCTTGTTCTGTAGCAGTTCCTTGAAGATTACTAGTGTGGAAATGTTTATTAACCGCCATGCTCTATCCCACACCAAACATTATTGGGGGTTCGTTACTTCTAATAGAATCTTCTACTTGTTTCTGTTCTTCTATTCCCTGTGAATAAAGTGTTTCTCCATTCATAGTAACACCACCCAACATTGCAACACCACTAAACTTAGATAGGTTTGCGCCCCATTGTTTTTTAATCAAAGCTGTAGCGTATCTTTTGAGCAGAATATCATCATAGACATCTGTATATGAAGCAGGGTCTAATTTACGGAAACACTCTATTACGATATAGTCCTGTTCAGCAACAAAATCACGGGACCAATCAGCCTCGATAAACAGTCGATTTTGATGTTGATTAAATCGAATAGGTTGTTCTCCAACAAGAACGTGTTGTAGAAAATCTAAGTTATTCATATTCATTTCATAGTTAATAACAGAAGTTGATGATAGATCATATAATTCATTTAAGTGTAACTGGTATCTAGCATCAAACATATTTGCTCCTGATCCAGTGCCAGTAAGAGGAAATACCTGTACAACTGAAACTATAGAACTGGGCAGGGGAATATAATTTTTGCCTGCTAACCAAGTTGAAGAGACAGTAGAATCTACTGAATCTGTAGCAGAAGAAGATTCGTTTGTAATCGCTCGATCTATGTCTTCCTGTGTTATTAGATGTTTAAGATACATCCTCTCAACACCATCGTAATGATATTCTGAAAAGTATTGTATCGCTTCATCAATACGATCATCTGCTTGGTCATCTGATATATTAATATCGATAACCCCATCACCTAGAGATCGTAGACAATAATCTTTGAAAGTTGATTTCGTTGTTGGAATGGCCATGCACGTATCCTTTTCTTCTATTTATAAATTAACTGTCTTGTTACCAGACAATTAGGGCCAAACTCTACCCCTTTATCAATCCATTTACCTTTTTTCTTAAATCCAACGCTCTCATATGATTTAAGCGCAGATTTTCTAGGCATACTCCAAATCCAAAAACAATCTTCAGTTTTTCCTTGGATTATAGTTTGCATTAACAAAGTTTTACCATATCCATTGCCCCTATGTTCTTCACTAACCCACAACCCCCTAGAACGGTATATACCAGGCCCAGTTTTAAATCCACTATTTACACCAACAATAATGTCTTCAATTTTAATAACAAAAAAAGTTGGTTCGTATTTATCAAAAATAGTGCTATCTTTAATTATATCTCTAGGTTGTTTCCAATAGAGACTACTCATAGGTTCTATTTTACTAACTCTATCTGGCCAGAGTTTTTCATTCCAAATAGGATAGACTTCTTCAAATGTAGATTCACGAACTTCCATATACATATATAGGTGTATGAGAATAGGGTTAATAGCAACGTCCAGAAGTGGTAGTACATATTTTCGTAGGTTTCTATGTAATACCTTTGGTCTTTATGACCCTGCCTCATGGCTAAAGAAGAATGATTATAAAGATAT